GAGCATTTGCGCCCAGATGAGGAGTTGCTGAAAATCAAGCACTACCCGTATGGTGGGCGCTGGTATTACGTCTATCGCGTGGTTGCTTCTAAGGCGAAGCGCGGTTAAAATAGAGCTATAGAACACGGATAGACTGGTAGTAGCTGCCCAGTCGAAAAGCAAACCCGCTGCCTGCCGTTAGTTCTTTTTTTGCGGGGTGCGCCGGGAATGCAATGCATTATTACCAATTCAATATTGGTGACTACAAAAGTCACACGGAACACCTTTCCGAAATGGAAGATTTGGCCTATCGACGTTTGCTCGATTGGTACTACCTTCACGAAACACCCATACCGCTAGACATTGCAGAGACTGCTAGGCAAATACGCATGCGAACGCATACCGATTGCATTGCAACCGTACTGCAAGAGTATTTCATTCGCACTGAAAACGGCTGGACACATGGTCGCGCTGACAAGGAAATAGCTAAAACAGGCGAAAAGTCTGCCAAGGCGTCAGAAAGTGCGAAGAAACGATGGGAAAAAGAAGCGAACGCAATGCGAACGCATAGCGAAAGCAATGCTACACATAACACAAGACACAAGACACAGAACACATTACCCAAGACACAGAACACATTACCCAAGACACAAGAAGTACAAGCGCCTGAAGGCGTATCAGAGCAAGTATGGCAAGACTTCAAGAAAAGCCGTAAGACCATGCGAGCAGCGATAACGCAATCAGCTATTGATGGCATACAGCGAGAAGCCAATAAAGCCGGTTGGACAATGGAGGCCGCTTTGATGGAGTGCTGCGCTAGGGGCTGGAGAGGGTTTAAGGCTGAGTGGGTTGGAGGTGCATCACCTGTAAAGCAACCCAATGGCATGTTGCCCGGAGCTATATGATTGGACACCTACCCCTGATAAAGCTGCGCATGCGTGGAGTGACGCCCCCCGCAGTCTGGGTGCATGATTACCTTAGCCCATTAAGCAAGGATTGGAGCGCACCGGTAACGCTATCTGGCAAGCCAATGAAGCCGCATTACCCGAGCATATCCATTGAGCCAAAGGACACCATTGGAAGCCTTGATTTGCGGTTTTTGGTTGGAGTTGATGTCTACACATCATCAAGCAATGAAAAACGCGCTAAACAGCTATTTGAGGCATGCAAACGTGCAGGAGCTTCACTTGTCGTAGGTTGCCACACACAAGACGATAAACACTACACAGAGCAGTCCGGATGGGCTGAAATTTGGAGGAAAGATGGAGTATCTAACTGATTCGATTGATTTTGCAGCGTACCTGCAAGAGACTGACGCGCAAACAAAGGTCAAACCCGCTGGCGACTTTGTAGAGGAAGCAAAAGAACGACTGCGGCAAAACGTAAGCAAACAACGGATTTACCTACCATGGGAAAAGACAAAGGACGCTTTCGAGTACCGATACGGCGAGGTTTCGCTATACGCAGGGCAGAACGGACACGGAAAAACGGACATTACGACACAGGTAGCGCTATCACTTGTCGGGCAGGGTGAAAAAGTCTGTATTGCGTCTTTTGAGATGAAGCCAGTGCAGACGGTTCAACGCATGGCGCGGATGTTTAATGGGACTAATCCAATGTCGCATGAGTACATGAGCGACGCTGGAATCCGTCTACTGGAAGACCTATACGACGACTTTAAGGGCTGGACTGATGAGAGGATGTGGCTTTACGACCAGACAGGAACGGCCCAGCCTAATGTTGTCCTAGGCATGGTGAAGTATTGCGCGAATGAATTGGGAGTGCGTCAAATTTTTATTGATAGTTTGATGAAGTGCGTAAAGGCCGAGGACGACTACAACGGCCAAAAATCTTTCGTTGACGAGCTTTGCAGCATTGCGAAGGATTGCAACGTGCATATCCATTTAATCCACCACCTGAAAAAGCCAAGCAAAGAGGGCGACATGCCTGACAAACACGACACGAAGGGAAGCGGGTCTATTACTGACCAAGTGGATAACGTATTCATGGCATGGCGCAACAAACCCAAGGAAGACGACATGAAAGCCAAGGGCAGCGGGTCAAACAAGGCCACAGAGCCGGATGAATACCTACTATGCAGGAAGCAGCGCAACTACGAAGGCAGCGCAGATGGTGAGCCATCAATCGCACTCTGGAGACATTTTGACGCAGGGCAGTTTGTCGCAAACCAAGGCGACCAGCCCCAGATGTTCTACCAGCCGTGGCCCCATCGGTCTATCTAAGGGTTTCCCCTAATACCCAACATGACCAAGCTAACAATAATTGGCCTAGCTCTAGTGGTTTATGGAATCGCTAGTTTTATTGGACGACTTTTAGGAGGGAATGATGTTACTGAGTGATGAAGAAATAGAAGCAATGTTTGCAAAAGCAAGTGACGGTTACGTTGGAGTTATGCAAAACGATGTCAAGTTTGCCCGAGCAATCGAAGCCGCAACCCTTGCGAAGCTGGCTAGTGCGGAGTTGCCGGAGCTGCCAGAGCCGAGCGAGATGGATGGTGCCCGCTGGGGCTATACCTCCGACGATATGCGCAACTACGCCGTTGACGCCTACGCACAGGGAGCAGCTTCACAGCTCGCGGAGAAGCCTAGCGGTTATCTCTCGCAACACAACTTGGAAATGCTGCAACAAGGTTATCCACAAACCATCGTGATGCTTGAAGGGGCAAAGCGCGATGTCCCACTCTACACACGGAGGCAAGCATGACCCAAGAACTGCGACGACTTGCGGAGGCTGCTACTCAGGGGCCTTGGATTGCTGCCGGTCCCTCTTACGGCGACCCCATGCCACGGTACTACAACGCTGTTGTGACCGACACAGACGGCCCGATAGAGGATGAAGACATTTGCAGCAACACGATGACAAGCGAGGATGCGCTTTATATCGCAGCAGCAAACCCCGCCGCAATCCTCTCCCTGCTAGATCGGCTGGAGAAGGCTGAGAAAGATGCTTTCCGCCTTGTATGGGCCATGAATTGGATGCGCATGAGCATCCACGATCAGGGTTTTGCAAAACACGTTTTAGAGCGCGGTGGGACGGGAGATTACTCCGACTGTGTGACATACATCGACGCCGCAATGGAGGCAAGCAAATGACTGACCACACAAAACTGATTGAACAGATGCGCGTCATTGGCGGGAATTGCGGATTATCCGCAGACGCTATTGAGGCGCTGCAAGGTGAGGTTGAACGGCTGAAGGCTTACGCCGCACATGAACGCTCCCTCGCCGCTGAAAAGTACACGCAAACGATACACGATCAAAAGCAAGAAATTGCATCTCTGCAAGCAAGTCTTACGGAGCTTGAGAAACAAGAGCCGGTGGGATTTGTGCAGCATTTGAACGAACTGAATGACAAGTGGCTCCAAAAACTACCGATTGGTGCGCCCGTGTACGCAGCACCCAAGGCGCCGGAGCCTCTGACCGTGGAAGAAATCGAGCGAATTCACCAGCGCTACGGCGGCGACATGGTGAACTGCACTCGCGCTATTGAGCGCCACCACGGAATAACGAAAGGCACCCCAACATGACCACAGAGCAAAGCACCATCAAAGTCGGCTCCGTAACCATAAACGCGCCGATCAGAAAGAAGCTGTGGCCCGGTGATGTTTATTGGGTTGTTACTCAGAGCGGAGGCGTAATCAAAACCTATTGGCCGGATATAGGCGAGTGGACGGTTCAACCCACTTTGGAGGCAGGTCTTTGCTGGGCATCTGAATCAGACGCAAAGGCTTATGCAGATGCGACATTGATATTGCGGAATGGAGGCACCCCAACATGACCAAGCCAAGAAAGTGCCCAGATTTGCCAAAGGGCGAAGCATGTCCGCTGTGCGGAGGGTCTTATGTATGCCTCTATTTGCGCAACGGAAAGAAGCCGAAACCAGCACCTACAAAGAAAGGCACCCCATGACCACAAAAACAAAAACATACAGCGATGGAACAACCGTAACCGGAACTGCCCCGCTTCCTCCTTACTCCCCTAAAGAGCAGGAAATTCTCTACTTGGCGCTGGAAGTCGCCCAAAAAGCTTGGGATGGAAAGTGTGAATATGCAGAAATTGAGGGGCTTGCGTGGAATCTTCGTAACCAAGTCCGCGACCTTCTTGAAAAAGTAGGCATGCCACTGGAGCCGACACTATGACCGAGCAAGAGCAAAAAGCATTTGACCAGATGCTGCAAGCATTAAAAGACATTGCCGAAGAGTCATTCGACAAAGGCGCGGTTGAATGCGCAAATCACGCCCTCACCGCAGCCAATGCCGTATCACATCCGAAACCGGAAACAACCCCATCGCCAGAGGGCGGGGCTATCACATCCGAATCCGCAGCCAATGCCGTGAGCCACCCCCAAGCCACCGCGCCAGCAGGATGGAAGCTGGTGCCGGTGGAGCCTACGCAAGAAATGCTGGATGCAGTGGTCACAACGGTTGACGACCACTTACTTGGCCCAGACGCCGAGAAGCAGTATCGAGAGGATTGGGCGGCAATGCTGGCAGCAGCACCGGAGGCACATCATGAGTGATGGCGGCAAAGGCGACAAACAACGCCCGACAGACATGGAAGAATTCCGCAAAAACTGGCAACGCATATTCGGAGACAAGAATGCACCCGTTAGCGACACTCCGAAACCGGCTGATCGACCACATCCTGAACCTGAAAAAGATTGATGAGGACTACGCAAGATGGGCACTCAAGAATTACGAGACGATGTTTCCAGAGCTGGAGCTAATCAAGGGAGTGAGGGAAAAGCTCAATGAGATACGCACGAAGGGTTGACGCTAACCAAGCGGAGATCGTGGACGCACTGCGCAAGGCAGGGGCCAAGGTCAAGATTGTCCATCAGCCCTATGACCTGCAAGTGTGGATTGGTGACCGGACTATGTACATTGAGGTCAAAAACCCTAAAACAGGCTACGGGCGTAAAGGAATGAACGAAAAACAGGCAGAGGAAGCGCAAGGTCTACCCGTTTACATGGCTGATAGTGTGGAATCCGCACTCAGGGCGCTAAAAATCCTTCAGACCTAGGGTTTCCCCTAATTCGCAAGCCTAAAAAAGCGCTAGACAATACAGACATCGCAACACAAACCGGAGAGAAAAAATGTTCAAGACAAGCAAGCAAAGCCTTCGTGACTGGCAAATCACCCGTGACGGTAAAGCATACGCATGGATTAGCAAGACAAGCAGCGGCCTGTACTCGCTGACTTTCAAAGACATTGGCAAGTCGTTTGACTACAAGTTTCAGTTCCACAAAGAAGCCGTGGCGTTTGCCAAGTCTTCCGTCATCTAAGTAAAAGCAGCATGAAAAAAATTGAAGTAAGCGAATCCGCACTGCAAACCATCAAAGTGATGGCTGTAGAGCGCGAGCAGGAAATAGAGCTACTGCGCGAAACCCTGCGAGCAATCAAAGACATTGCGCAGAATCAGGATGTTGCTAAAGCATGGGTAACGGTGGAAAACCTTTGTAATCAGGCGCTTGCATCATGATTGATCAATTCTTAAATTATTGGTTTAGTGGGCGCATTTTTTATGGCCGAGGCGCTTTCTTTGTGTACGGCATAGCTTTTGCACTTATATGCGGGTAACTCTGCACAACCGGCAGCAAGGGCATCAGGCCATGTTGTCAGTGTGGGAAAAAGCGAAAGAAGGATTACAGGCCGGTAAGCGGCTAGTCCTGACACTGACAGAGGAAAGCAAAACCCGCGAACAAGAACAAAAATACCATGCCATGATTGGTGAAATCGCTAAACAAGCGCAACACCTAGGCGCAAAGTGGGATTCTGAGGACTGGAAGCGGCTATTGGTGCAGAAGTTTTGCAAAGAGTACAAACTGGCAGGAGGACGCATCATTCCTAACCTAGACGGCGACGGAATCGTGCAGCTAGACCACCAGACGCGCAAATTTACCAAAGAGCAAGGCAGCCAGTTTATAGAGTGGCTTCACGTATGGGGAGCAGAAAACGGAGTGAAATTCAATGACATCTCGACCTAAATTCCAATACGTGCGCAGCAAAAAGCTAATGGAGGCTTACCGCGCCATACCTTGCCAATCATGCGGAAGGGATGACGGTACGGTGTGCGGAGCGCATTCAAATTGGGCCAAAGAAGGCAAGGGGCGCGGAATAAAGGCTAGTGACGATAAGTGTGCAAGTCTTTGCTCACGATGCCATACCGCACTCGATCAGGGCTATTCAATGAGTGCGCTAGAAAAGCGAGAAATGTGGACTAAAGCTCACCTAAAAACGGTGGAAGAATTGAAGAAACGAGGATTGTGGAATGTCTAGAAAGCGTTGTAAGCGCAAGGTCTATCAACTAATGAACCCTATAAGCCTCGCAATCGATGGGGCATGTATTACCCCTGACGAACCGCTAACAGAGCTGCAAAGAGGCGAACAAGCATTTTTAGACGCCCTTGTAAATGGGACTGATGACCTGAGCGGATACTACGGGATTTGTGCGATGCTTGGAATCTCTGAGACGATGGCCCGTAACGGTATCGGCCCCGAAGTGATGCAGGCTTGCAAGGTAGCGGAATTCTCGCTCATCAAGCTGAAAAACCGCTACGACCGCTGGGGAAAGTGGGACATTACAGAAGGCGAAAAGCACGCAATCCGAGAGCTGATGGAGTGGCATCACCTACAACGTACAAGCATAAGTCGTGGGGAGTATGAGCGGTTTATTGAGAAGGCAACAAACAGGATGAAAAGCAGAGCACCGGAGGTAACAGTCGTATGAGCATGGAAGTCGTCTACAACCTTATGGCCAGAGGCATCACAGACCGCAAGGAAATCAGCCATAAAACGGGAATGAACAACCGACAAGTGCAGGCAGCGCTAAACAACCTGTATAAAAAAGGGCGTTTATCTATACAGGAAGTGCGCAAAGTGAAAGGAAACGACTTTTACATATACACAATCAACAAACAGGCACCAAAGGCTAACGTGTTTTCAGGTGTAAGCTTTATTTTTAACGTGGGGGTATGAAATGGTTGATTACGTAAATATGCATAGTCATAAAGTCAAGTGGGTATTAAAAAAAGGTAACGAGTACCTATCATCAATTCGATGCAGCAATAAAGAAGGTAAAGCGGCTATGACCTATGCGCTAACAAGCGACAAAGAGGAAGCATTGCAGCTATGCACAAAAGTTGCGGCTATTTCTATGTTGTGCGCAATTGAAAATCATCTATCAACAGAATTTAAGGTGGAATCCGTATGAACGACCTAACAGACAAACAACTAGACGCACTTCTATCGGGTGGACTGTTTGCGCTAACGATAGGACTGGCGCTAGTGGGTGCAATATTTTTGCTAAACCTAGGGTAAACCCTAATACACGGATGCAAAAGCAGGCCCGATAATTCAGTCATCAACAACGCAACCGGAGAGAAATCATGATTAAAAACACAAAACAAGTTTGGGCAGTTGGCGAAATGGTTAAAGTTGGGTTTATGCATCTGCGTGTTATGGCAACACAAGCAACGCCAAAAGATGGAATGCCTGATGCGTACATTTTGGCAAACAAAAATGCCAATAAGTTCTACCGTTTTGTGCCACACAATGGCATCGAAGGTGGATTTTCATCAATGAAAGAAGCTTTAAATTTTGGTTTTTAAATAGTAAAATAGAACAAATGGGCGGCTCATTGTCTCCCTCCGGCAGTCTCTATCCTAGACTGAACAATTCTCTCAAGTGCGACCACTGACAGCCCGAGTGTTTTGGCAGTGGATGGCATAAAAAGCAGCGAGCCTTAAACATAACTGCAATTGTGAGAATGGATGCGTTATCAAAGCGTGGCAAGGTTTCGTTGGTATGACCGACAGCCTGCATCAATCGGCCGATAAGGTGCAACGCTGGCAGTACGCAGGTTCAATTCCTGCACACGCTTTGATAACACTATGAATCAAGCCCCTTGGCATCAATCCCGATGCAGCTAAAGTAACAGGGGGTTTGATTGATGGTTAAGTCAGTTCTGAAATCGCTGGTAGGGTTGCGGTAACGTGGCCGCCATCACACAAAAGCAAAAACCGGAGGTAAGCAATGAAAGTACCGCCACAATACATGCTAGTAAGCGATGCTTTCTATAGGGCAATGCAGAACGTAATAAAAGAGCAAATTAAGCGAGAGCAAGTATGTACACAACTTGGACTGTGGACGCTTTTCCCGTCGTTGTGTAAGCGTTAGCACAAAGCACAATCCATGCCTATAATTGGCTATCACGGAAAACCCGAGGTAAGCATGGAAAAACAAACGAAAAGGAAACCATCAGGCGCTGCCGCATTAGGCGCAGGCCCCGGAAGGCCCAAGGGAATACCTAATAAGGCCACTACGGCGTTTAGGGAGACTGTTACTAGGTTGCTAGAGGGTAATAGCGAAAACGTCGGTATCTGGCTAGATCAAGTGGCGACAGGAAACGGCGACCCAGACAAGGCAGACCCAGCTAAAGCGCTAGACCTATTGGCAAAGCTGGCAGAGTTTGCGGCGCCTAAGCTATCACGCGCAGAGGTGGCAGGCGACCCAGATGCACCGATTAAAACGGTCATCGAATGGCAGCAATAAAGCGCATTGTCATCCCGTATAAGCCTCGAGGCGCGTTTGTAGACTTTCACAATAGACGCACTCGCTGGGCTTGTTTGGTGGCCCATAGGCGTGCTGGGAAGACTGTTGCTTGTATCAACGACCTAATTAAACGTGCATATACAGACGGAAAAGAAAACGGGCGCTACGCCTACATTGCCCCATATCACTCGCAAGCCAAGTCAATCGCATGGGACTACCTGCTTAGATACACTGCGGACGTTCGTACTACCGCGAACGCTTCAGAGCTATGGGTTGAGCTATTCAACGGAGCGCGAATCAGGTTATTTGGCGCAGACAACCCAGATGCACTGCGAGGAATGTACCTAGACGGGGTAATCCTCGATGAGGTAGCAGACATGCGCCCTAGGGTATGGGGTGAGATCATCCGGCCCTTGCTGGCAGACCGTGGTGGATGGGCAGTGTTTATCGGCACTCCCAAGGGGCATAACTTCTTTTACGACATCTGGAAGACTGCTAACGCCTCGGATAACTGGTTTGCCACGTCTATACGGGCCAGCACATCCGGCCTGATTAGCCCTGACGAACTGAAAGACGCCAGCCAAGGCATGAGCGATGACCAATACGAGCAAGAGTTTGAATGCTCGTTTGAAGCCGCTATTCTGGGCGCGTACTACGGCAAAGAGCTGAGGGTATTGGAAGAACAAGGGCGCGTCACTGAGGTTGACTATGACCCGAAGTTGCCAGTATTCACCGCATGGGACTTAGGCTATCACGACGATACGGCTATTTGGTTCTATCAAGTCACGCCCACGGAAATTCACTGCATTGATTATTACAGCGGCTCAGGGCTTTCTATTGACGACTACGCTGGAGCGGTGTTGTCCAAGCCTTACAAGTATGAGCGCCACTGGCTACCGCACGACGCAAGGGCTAAGACATTGGCTAGTGGAGGGAAGTCCATCATTGAACAGCTAGGAAAGCACCTTACCATTGCGAAAATGGCGATTGTGCCTAGCCTATCGGTGCAGGATGGCATCCAAGCTGCCCGAGCCATGCTCCCTCGCGTCTGGTTTGACAAAGAGCGCACCCTTGAAGCCGTAGAGCTATTGAAACAATATCAGCGGGAATGGGACGACGACAAGAAAGCATTTAGAGACAAACCTAGGCACGACTTTACATCTCACTGCGCAGATGGATTCCGCATGATGGCTATAGCGTGGCGTGAAAACAAGCCAAAAGAACCCGAAAAACCCGCAGAATTTGCCATAAAAGGCGTAAATGGGCGCATAATTACTCAAAGCCTAGACAAGCTCTGGGCAGAAACCCCTACAAAGCGCGAGAGGTTCTAAATGCTCAAAGCAATCATAGACGCACTACGAAAGCCACAGCTAGGCGGCATGGCTGGCGAAGCTCAGAAGAAACTAACTCAAGTCCCTGACTATCGGGCTTATCAGCTTGCCAAGCAGGAAACGGGAGAAGCACCCGTAAGCCTTGAATCATTCATGAAGGGTGAGCGATGAGCGTTCTATCTGTCATCAATGGTCAAGTGCAATTAGGCACAGCAGCACCAGCCGCCACAGACACATTCCAGAACGGCATTCTCACATCTACTACAGGGCTAAACCGTGCGACTACAGCCGGTGGGAATGAATACTGCAACGGCCTCTTGCTGACAGACGCAGGACAAGTGCAATACTTTGACGCCACCCTAGGGATACCCGCAGACGTTCAATGGTCTGATGGCCTTCCCTTGTCTGCTGGTGGGCTGTGTATCTCTACCGGCCCCGCTGTGACTTACGCAAATGGCATCCCCTTTGCTGCTAATGGCGCGGTATCAGCCGCGATTACCCCATGATCGAACAACAAGAGACCGAAGACCAGATCAATCCAGTGGATGAGCATCGCCGATGGATGCAAGAGCTAAAACTCGCTCAGGACGAAGATAAGAAATGGCAGAAGCGTGGCGACAAGATCGTTAAACGCTACCGTGATGAGCGTCAGGGCTGGAGCGATTCTGGCAAGCGATATAACATTCTCTGGGCAAACATCCAGACGATGTTACCTGCCTTGTATGGCCGCACTCCCCGCGCACAAGTAGAGCGCCGCTGGAAGGATAAAGACCCTGTAGGCCGCACAGCTTCGGTTATATTGGAGCGAGCACTTCAATACGAGATTGACCATTATGGTGACTTCGATAACACGAATAAGCATGCGGTACTTGATCGTCTACTGCCGGGACGTGGAACGGCGTGGGTTCGATTTGAAACGAAGGAAGTGGCGGAAGCCGAAGTAATCGAGAAGCCCGTAGAAGACGCAACCGGCCAAGACATGCCGGATGTGAGCTATGAATGCACTCCTACTGATTACGTCTTCTGGAAAGATTTTCGCTGCTCTCCAGCGCGTACATGGGATGAGGTTACATGGGTAGCCCGTCGCATCTATATGACCCGTGCGGATGGGGTAAAGCGCTTTGGCGAGGACTTCAAAGAAGTACCTTTGGCCCATGAGCCTATCGGACTAGATGACCTTAGCAAGGCGGGTGCGAGTCAGGCAGAACAAGAGAGCCTGAAGAAAGCCATTGTCTGGGAAATCTGGAGCAAGGGCGACAAGCGAGTCTATTGGGTTGCCGAGGGACATAACAAGCTACTGGATAGCAAGGAAGACCCCTACGGCCTAGATAACTTCTGGCCTTGCCCTAAACCGCTTTTCGCTACTCAGACTACGGACACGCTAGTACCTGTACCTGATTACGCACTCTATCAAGACCAAGCCGAAGAAATCGATATGCTCACTCAGCGTATCGGTATGCTGACTGAGGCGCTGAAGGTTGTAGGGGTGTATGACGCAAGCCAACCCGCCATTGCGCGAATGCTGAATGAAGGCGTAAACAATACCCTAATCGGCGTGGATTCGTGGGCAGCATTTGGCGAGAAGGGTGGTCTGAAAGGCACTGTAGACTTCCTGCCACTTGACCAAGTGGTAATGGCTCTGACCCACTGCTATACAGCACGGGAGCAGGCTAAGCAAGTTGTCTACGAAGTCACCGGCCTGTCAGACATCATCCGAGGCGCATCTATGGCCTCTGAGACTGCTACCGCACAGCAGATAAAAAGCCAATACGCCTCATTGCGACTAAAGCGTATGCAAACCGAAGTGGCTCAGTTTTGCTCTGAGTTGCTACGCATCAAGGCACAGATGATGTGCGACCTGTACAGCCCCGAGACCCTGATAGAAATGTCAGGCATCATGGGGACTGATGACGCGCCTTATGCCGAGCAAGCGATTGCACTGATTAAACAAGAGCCTTCGCGTTCATTCCGTATTGAGGTAGCCGCCGATTCTCTGGTAGAGATGGATGAGATTGGCGAGAAGCAAAGCCGGACAGAGTTTATGACTGCCTTCGGTGCGGTTCTCCGTGATGCTGTGCCTATGGTGCAAGCCACTCCGGAAATGGGTGCATTGGTGGGTGAAGTGCTGCAATTCGTTGTCCGCACCTTTAAGGGTGGGCGTCAATTGGAGAATGTGTTGGAAACAACCATCGCCAAGATGAATGAGCCTAAGCCCACAGCACCGCCACAACCAGACCCCGAGCAGATCAAGGCTCAGGCCGCGATGCAGTTGGAGCAGGCTAAACAATCCGCAATGGCGCAAACTGAGCAGTTTAAGGCCCAGAACGCACAAGCGATTGAAGCCGCGAAGATGCAACACGCCTTAGAGCTAGAGCAAATTAAGCAGCAAGCCGAAACCGAACGCGCACAAATGAAGGCGCAGATTGACGCTGAAACAAAGCTGCAAATCGCCGCAATGAATGCTCAGGCCGCAGAGAAACCCGCTGTAACTATGTCGGTTGACGGAAAAGACCAGCTAAACCAAGTTGGTGAAGAAGTGAAGGCCATGGCATCTCAGGCAGTCGCAGGGGTAGACGCTCAGGCTCAAGCAATCACTCAGGCAATGGCGATGCTCGCAGACGCTGTAAACCAGATGAACAAACCTAAGCGCCGCATGGTAGAGCGTGGGCCTGATGGCCGTGCTATTGGCGTTATTGAAATTAACGAGGGCGAATAATGGCTGATAACTTTGTAGCTAATCCAGGAAGTGGTGGCGATACCTTTGCCGCTGATGACGTTGCTGGCGTCAAGTATCCAATCAGCAAGCTAGACTTTGGTGGGGATGGTGCATCCTCCCTTGTAACTGCTGCAAACCCTCTACCCGTTAACGTTGGCACGGTTCCTGTAACCGGTACATTTTGGCAAGCCACTCAGCCAGTATCTGGCCCTCTGACCAACGCAGAGCTACGCGCTGCCAATGTTCCCACATCGAAAAACGCTACGGTATTCCTGTTTAGCACGAACAACAGCAGCACGATTCAACTAGCCGCTGGAGCTACGTTTACCGGCGTTATTGAGACCGCACTAGATCAGCCTAGCCTATCGCTTTTGATGACTAGCGACCAAGATATGATTATCACGGTGCGCCAGTTTATCGACTTGGCAGGCACACGGGCTGCGCCTAACATTGTTTTCAACGTAGCCGCTAACACTGGTTTGGCGCGTTCCCTTCCTTTGAACGGCAACTATGTGCAGGTGCTGGCGCAAAACATTGGCGCGTCTACTACGACCACATTCAACATTAATACGGCTTACGGGGACATTCTCCCCGCTGATAGTTCAGGCGCACTGCCTACAACTGAATTACCCCTTGTTATCGCAGGCCAAGCAGCGCAGACAGCCACGGTCAATAACATCCTGACTACTACGGCAGGAACCGCGCCTATTGATGTGTCTGGTTACCGTGCTGCCTCGGTTCAGGTGGTCTCTACGGGTACGGCTGGCACGTTCATTTTTGAGCAATCTAATGACGGTACGAACTGGGTAGCTCTGCCGGTGTTTAACGCTGCGCTCACCACTGGTGTGCCAATTACTGCGGCCATCACTGCCACAGCCTCAGCGATTGTTTATAGCTTTGCGATTCGGTGCTCTTTCGTTCGTCTGCGCATTGCAACGACTATTACAGGCGGTTCAATTCGAGCCTTTAGCCGGTTTAGCACTGATTCGTGGACGCCTTCGGTTAACTTGGTGGCAAGTAACACCGCTGCCAACTTGCAGACAACTACGACTGTTACTGGCTACCCCACAGCGGCGGCTTCGGCTGATGCGCTGGCTAACCCTACAGTCACGCAGATTGGTGCGGCTGGCCTGACGTTCAACGGCACGACATGGGATAGAACCCGAGGAATGTCCACAGCCTTGACCACTGGTGACACTGGCGCAAAGACCGCCACCGGTAACGGCGCAACCATCACCAACGTTGGCAATAAGGGTGTACAGATTCTGGTGAACATGGGCGCTGTGACAGGCACAAGCCCGACAGCGGTTATCAAAGTGCAAGGGTCTACCGATGCTGGCACTAGCTGGTACGACATCCCCGGTGCTACTACTGCCACACTGACTGCAACGGGTCTCTATGGCATCACGATTTACCCCGGCATTGCTGTAACAGCAGGTGTGGCGACAACCGGAACTACTGCGACAGCGAGCATGGTGATTCCTCGCACATGGCGCATCGTGTGGACTATCGGTGGCACTACACCGAGTTTCACCATAACCAACGTGCAATACATTTACATTCCGAACTAAATGTGGATTCACCTATTACCCCTCGGGCTAATTGACGGAGCAGGCGCTCAACCTGTAGTCCAAGACACGCCCGACGGTTATTGGTACAAGCAATGGGAAAAGCTGCACAAGAAAAAGCCAAAGCTAGAGGAAGTAATCGAGCTAGTCCAAGAGAGGCCAGCTACAGCCCTAGCAGAGGTAAAAGAGGCAGTTAAGCGCGAATATCCAAGCATCGACTACACACAAGTTGCGCGGAATGCTGAATTACAGCGATTTATAGCCCAACAGATACTCATTGCTTTAGAATTGCGAAGAATCGCAGACGATGAGGAAGATATAGAAATCTTGATGCTGCTATGACTGAAAAAGAAAAATTCTTTGAACTCTGGAACCTATCCGGTGAGGAAGGCGAAAAGGTGTGGCAACTCAAACAAGAGATGCACGCTAGACCTCCTAAAGTAAATTACGTCATTCCAGACATTCAAGGTTACCGCTCAATGGCGACGGGCGAATATATACAGTCACGCTCTGCACATCGCGCACACCTTAAACAACACGGCTTGATTGAACTTGGAAACGAGAAAATTAAGCCTCCAGAGCACAAACCAGACCCGACTATCAAGCGGGACATTATCAACGCCGTTAACTCGGTAATGGGGTAAATCATGGCAGGTTCAGCAGATATTACAGGTCGTCAAAATTACGTTTTGGGTATTGGGCATCCAAAAACCAAATCGCTAACGGAGTCAGCGCCTGCTGTTTTTAACTCGGACGCTACCGCTCTTGTAGGCCCAGACGGAACGCTTTACTATTTTGCAAACCAACCTTACACATGGGCAACCAAGCCAGCCGCTGCCGGAAACACTGGCTTGACAATTCGAGTAACTGACGTTGGCGTCAATGCGGCAGGCTCGCACTGGTTCAGTGATGGGACATATTGGCGACCTGTTGGCGGGTCTGTTCTGTTGGCTATGGGCAGTGGCTCTATCGCATCCCCCATTCAATCTCTGACCGGAAATACAGGCGCAACATTCACCGCCGCGCAGCCAACCATTCCGGCTGGCCTACTGGTCCCCGGCGCGCAAATCGAGCTGTGGGCGCACTGCCGCCGAGTTGGTGCAAACGGAACAGCCAACTTCAATGCTGCAATTGGTACATCGGGAACGGCCTCGGATGCCAACATTTTTGGCTTCTCGATGGCCGCAACGAATAACCTAGACGTTTGCCCATCGCCGATGGTAGATGTTCACTCAACCACTGGCATCAATACGACCAACTGGCTGCAAGTGGCTGGTACGTCTGGCGGCTCTGCGGCGGCTGATGTGTCGGCTAACTTCAACGTTGCATCGGCAATGAAAGTATCGCTGTACACATCAAGCGCGAATGCTCTGGATGCGTTCAACCTTATCAAGTATCGTCTGCGGGTGCATTTCTGATGCCATACATGGAACAGCTGGCAAGCGGGGCCGTTTTCTCGCTACCCAAAAAGGGGCTTAATGTCTCCGGCACTGGTTTTATCCGCAACGGCAAGACATTCACAGGTCTGGGCATCAATCACTATTCATTGTTCCTCAACAGCCTAACTGACATGGGTGTGGGAGGCGTCACGACCACGCTTGCAGACATCACCGCCATCAAGCAGACGTGGGGCCTGCCGTTCATTCGAGCATCCATCGGCTGGTATGACCGCACAAGCTGGTATCAGAAATACTACTTGGACAAGGCCAACTATTACGCGAAGCTGGACGAGTGCATTGCCAACTGTGAGAACCGGGGCATTGGATTTATTCCCGCGCTGTTCTGGAGCCTGCGCGGCTTCTGCGACATGACGTATGACGTGTATGGCACGTTTAGCCCAATGTCCGCACTTGCTGACAAAACAAGCAACGCATGGGCGCTGGCATCCACCTACATCACCGAGGTTGTTACACGCTACAAAGAATCCAGCGCAATTTGGGCATGGGGTCTTGGTAATGAAATCGTGAACGCTTGCGGGCCTGAATATCACAGCTCATGGGCACCGGATGGAAGCGCTGCCGCGTGGCTTAATTGGGGCACACGACCTGGCGGCGGCACATATCTGGCGACCGACAAGATGACGATGGCCCAGTGGCGCGAATTCAGCCGCAATTGCGTGGAACTGATTCGCTCCCTTGACCCCTACGGGCGATTCATTTCTGGCGCATCTCCAATCGGCAATAGCTTCGCAGTGACCGCCCAAACTTCCAACAGTTTTGCAGCGGACAGCATTGCCCAATGGAATAGCGCAGCCTATGGTTTGCCGTGGGTCATCTACCGTGAACAGGCTTTTGATGTGGTTTGCAACCATATCTACCCGCACAACGTTGGCAACGGCATGTTTTTCAGCGGAGGCAACGGCAAAACACACGGGGAGTTGATCGCGCTGACCAAAGGCTGGGCAGATGCGTACAACAAGCCATTTTTCTTGGAAGAGTTCGGCTCAACCTATCACGGCGACCCTGTGGACCAAACAAGTACGGACTTGGCTACTGAGACAGCCAATTTTCAATCGGCACTTGACGCCATCGCAGCCAACGGCGTGAAGGTCGGAGCAGCTTGGAACTATGGCGGCAACTTCTCTGGCGGGGCTGCATGGATGAAATGGAAGATGAGCGACCCAAGCAAGTCCTATCAATTGCAGATGCTGGCAACGGCCAATGCTGCAATGAGTAATAGTTAACACATCACCTCAGAACAAAGATTTATCAACCACTAGGAAAACCCTAATGTCAAACCTCCGAGAAGCCCTTGAATCCGCTTTTGAAGAAAAAACGGACGATACTCCCCAAGTTGATAGCGTAGTCAATACACCTGAGCCAATCACTCAGGAAAAACCCCTAGAGACAAGCGCCGAGCAGCGTGCTAGGGATGAGGCTGGACGGTTTGCTGCAAAGGGTACTCAGAATGTGAGTACCCCCTCAGAAGCGGAAAATCCAGCAACAGAAATCAAGCCAATCAAGGCACCTTCAAGCTGGAAGCCTGCCGCACAAGAAGCCTACCTAAAAGCAGAGCGAGGCGAAGCGCTGACGCCCGAGGAAGTGCGTATTCTGACTAACGAAGCAAACCGCCGTGAATCTGACTTTCACCGTGGCGTAGAGGAATTTAAAACGCACGCGCAAAAGGCAAGAGCATATGAGGCAGTGATTGCCCCTTATCAGCAAACATTCCAAAGTCTGGGAGTTGACGCACCAACAGCTATCGGAGCATTGCTAAAGGCTGACCATACTCTGCGATATTCTGACCCCGCAACTAAAGCGCAGTATTTTCAGCAACTCGCGCAACAGTATGGGGTTAACTTGGAGCAAATCCAAAACCCTCCGCAATATGACCCGCAAACCCAGTATTTGATGCAGCAATTAAATGAATTGCGTCAAACTCAGGCACAGTGGCATAATTCAATTCAACAGCAAGAGCAAACCCGCGCTAATCAAGAGTTAGAGCAGTTTTCTAGTGCTGGGAACGCACACTTCGAGGCTGTGCGCAACGATATGGCAGATTTGCTGGAGACCGGCAAAGCCACATCACTGCAAGATGCCTACGAGAAGGCTGTTTGGATGAATCCAGACATCAGGCAATCCCTGATTGAACAGCAACGGTCTGAAGCTCAGAAAAAGGCTATGGCAGAAGCCCAAGCAATACGCGCAAAAACTGCGGCGGTATCTGTAAAGGGGTCTAGTCCAAGCGCTGGCGGTGTACAGACTAACGGAAGCGATTTGCGATCTTTGATTGCGAGTCAATTTGGCTAATCAATTAATAGGAACCTGAATCATGGCAACCTTTGCTAACTTGTCGGATATTATTTCGACCACCATTCAATCTCGCAGCGGAACCCTTGCGGACTCTGTAACCCGTAACAACGCACTGCTGGCCAAGCTGAAAGAGCGCGGCAACGTCAAACCCTTCTCGGGTGGTAACGTGATTTTGCAGGAACTGATGTACAATGATGCCTCTACCCAGAACGCATCTTCGTACTCCGGGTACGACACAATCGACATTACCCCTAACAGCCCCATTAGCGCTGCTCAGTTCGACCTGAAGCAATACGCTGCTGCTGTGTCTATCTCTGGTCTGGAACAGCTCCAAAACGCTGGCAAAGAGCAGATCATTGACATGCTGGAAGGCCGTGTGCAAGTGGCTGAAGCTCAGTTGATGAACCAGATCAGCGCTGGCGTGTACTCTGACGGCACCGGAAACTCTGGTAAGGACATCACCGGCTTGGCTGCTGCCATCTCCACTGCGCCTACCTCTGGCACCTATGGCGGCATTAACCGTGCCACATGGAGCTTCTGGCGTAACGTGGCGTTTGACGCTACAACCGATGGCGGCGCTGCTGCTACCTCTGCCAACATTCAGTCCTATATGAACCGTGTGGCTGTGCAGTTGGTGCGCGGTACTGATCGTCCTGACATGATCGTGGCTGACAACAACTACTACCGCTTGTTCCTTGAGAGCTTGCAAGCTATCCAGCGCGTGACTTCCGAGTCCTCTGCGGCTGCTGGCTTCACCTCCATCAAGTACATGGGTGCTGGTTTGAACTGCGATGTTTACTTGGACGGCGGTATCGGTGGTTCTATCCCAACTAACCGCATGTACTTCATTAACTCGAAGTTCTTGTTCTTGCGCCCACACCGTGACCGTAACTTCGTGCCAATCGGCGGTGACCGTCAGTCCGTCAACCAAGACGCTATCGTCCGTCTGATGGGCTGGGCCGGTAACTTGACCTGCTCCGGCGCTCAGTTCCAAGGCGTTTTGGCTGATTAATGGATAGGGCTTCGGCCCTTCCT